TTATCGGATATACAGGTTTTCGCCTGGGTAGATCAGGCTGTAGATTGATTTGCCATTGTTAGCTGCCAGTGTGTACATGCTGATGCCATACTTGCTGGCAATGCTCCAGAAGCTGTCACCATATCGGACTGTGTAGTACGTGTGGCTTACCGGCGAGGTATATCCAGACGAACGCGAGCCATAGCTCTCCCCACCATTCACGCCTAAGGCAACATAGTGATACCTGCCTGAGTAGCTGAGATAACGTGCCCAAACATATGTGCCACGGATATACACGTGATCATAAATCACACTTTCACCCGGGGCGTAGCTACCAACGGATGCATAGCCGGTGCCGGCACCAGTGCGGATGTTAACAGTCGCGGACGGCTTGAAAACACCAGTTTGCGCATAGTCAGTATCACTCGCTGCATTTGATTTTGCTGGCTGGCTTGGCACCGGTGTTACAGGCACTGACGGAGTTTCTGGCTGCTTCGAGTATCCATTATCGGTCACACCAAGCAGATCAATGTTACCATCGAGGCCTTGCGACAGCCCAAATGCGCTCGTGTACTGCCAAATAGCTACCCCATCCATACTCGGAAAATAACCGTAGTCTGGTTTGGTAGTTGGTAGATAATCACGGTAAGCAGCAATCCAAAGGCTGTTAGGAAATTCTTTCAGGATACGCTGATAATCGACGTGTGCCAATGTATATGGCTTGTAACTGTAATACATTGGCGTGTAGCCTTCTGAACGAATGCGCCGCATGCCAGCTAAAATTGCATCCGTATTAGCTGCCATATTGCCAGAAGCACCATCTTCGTAATCCAAAGCAACGATGCTTCCCTTTGGTGTCTGCGCTTTGATACGAGGCATATAACGGTCAAGTGCTTCTAACCCCAACTGGCTACTTCCACCAACGCCATACCAGATGTAGCTATGCACATGTTTTCCTGCCGCCTTGGCACTAGCAATTTGGCTATCATACGTCCACTGATCGATGTAAGTACCACCGTAAGTACCGCCAATCTGAGCGATGATGAACTTGTCTTGGTCTGTTCCATATCGTCCACTTGCTCCCTGATACTTTGACCAATCAGGTCCCTGATCTCCCTTGGCCGCATTCACCTGCGATGGCAGGGCAAAAGAAATAGCCGCCAAGAAGGCGACTACCAAGGTGATTAGTTTAGTTTTAAATTTCATGGTGCCCTCCTTATTGCTGTGGAGCAACAGATGTCGGTGCTGACTCCGCCGGTGCTGCAGAAGACGTCTCTGGAACCACTTCACTAGCAGCAGTTACCTGGTCAGCCTCTTTATCCGCTTGCAGTGCCTTAATCTGGTCCTCTAAGGACTTGATCTTATCTGCCTTGGTGGTAATGAGTGCCGGGTAAGCTAACGCCTGTTGGCTGTCGCTGACGCCCTCTGTGGTTGGGTCAACGGCAACCCCCACAATGGTCAACAGTGCAAATACTGCATTGATCACTGCGGTGAGCTCCTTGCCCAAGTTGGCAAAATCCCAGTTGTAACCGAAAACCGCTGCCACTGTTTGTACAACCAACAAAGCTGCCGGCACTAATGCCAGCCAGAATTTGACGCTTAATACTCGTACTTTCCAATTAATCTTCATACTGAACATTCCTTTCAGTTTTTAATCCGAAGTTGCAAAACTTTGTTATATAGCGCTTCGCCCGTTCCGTTACCGCCCAGTGCTTTGTAGCTGCGGAAAAGGTAATTAAGATCGTCCAAGTCGTCCGTGCTGATATACCCCACCTCGATATGATGGTTACACAGCATGTAAACCTCATGATGAAGCAAACCGACAAGGCCTGAATCAATTGCCTTTCCATGCTTTCGATGCATGCGCCATTGGCTTGCAAACCAACCAAACAAAGCTCCACCACCCAACTCCACAAACATATCTATCCAACTCTTGAAATCCACATCTTTATACTTCCTTCCATAAAAATAGCCGCTAGCTTTTGCTGGCGGCATAGTCACTGCCTGTAATTTGTTTGTATTGGTCCTCCGTTATTTGCCGCCCCACGTACTGCTCTATCGGGCACCCCCAAGAATATAGTGTGCCACAAAATTCAAAGTCACTCATTTTTTCCACCATCCTCAAGCTTTGTCACACGGGCATACAGTGCGGCAATCATCTGCTGTTCAGGTGACGGTCCGGGAAGTGGATGATCATTAGCCGGATCGTAACCCTCATCGGCAACGATTTTGCCGTCTACAAGAGATGCGTGACCCTCAAAAAACTGAGACACGTCAGTTGCCTCTATGATTTGTTGACCGTCCTCTGTTGATCCTACTTTGGCATCTTCCGCTTCATAGGCCCAGTTGGTCAGGCGGTTTTGCTCATCTAGCCAAATCTTAATCTTCATCTTAATTCACCACCGCATCATTAATCGGATACGCATCACGAGTAATGAAACTCAAGCTGCCAGCATACCCACCTTGACTACGCCACGGAATGATGTAAATTCCACCCGCTGAAACATACAATTCACAGGCCGCACCCGTATACGACATGCTACCGAGTAACCTTGCTGCATCATCATTATTAAATGGGCTATATCCTGGTCGAATGTTGGCAATTTTGACCCACCCATTACCAGTTTTCATTTCAAAAGCAATCCCAATGGTGACATTCGGACCTTTTCTTGAATATCCAATTTTCAGGCTTTTAACATCATTGGTTTCAAGTCCGCTATCAATGTGCTGATAGAAAACCGAATCAGCCGCCGTAAACGTTGATGCAAGCGTGACATCTTTGCCAGAAGGATTATATAAAGATTTTAGTGTGAGCATGCCTTGGCGTGCATCAACGGAACTAACTTCCTTACCGTCGTACATTGACTTGCTAACCAACCCCAACTGATCAACTTTAGATTGATACGTTTGCTTGCTATTACTATCCAGCGTTACATTCGTGACCATGCTGCCACCACTAATTTTTGTCGTCCCACTGATCGTATTTGGAAAACCATCTGGTTGGATGTGGTTGAAAGATGAGATAAAGGTAGATCCGTTAAAAGTGACCCCATTAAAAGTCATGCCATTAAAGGTTTCGACATTTAATGCTTTGGCTGCAATTGGTTTTGAATCCCAACCACTTGTGGTATCAAATATGGCAAAAGCGGCAAGATTTCCGTCCTCGTCGGTTAACCAGTGCTGGTCCCCAGCCTTTGGTTTAGCAGGGTAACTCGGGCCAACCGTCACAACCGGAACATTGTCACTACCGTCTTTACCATCGCGCCCATCGGCGCCTTTAAATAATGCCCACAAGTAGCGTGTCGGGTCGGTACTGTCAGCTTGCGTTTCGTCAACGTACTGCCCGAAGTAAGATCTACCGCTGGCATCTGTAACTGAAAAATCAGTTTTGCCGTCGATACTATTGGCATATGCAGTATGAAGATAGCTGCTGGTACCGTCGGCACCTTTAGGCCCCGGTTTACCGTTAGCACCATCCGCTCCCTTAATCAGTGCCCATTTACCAGCATAATCGGCCGGATTGTCACTCGGGACTGACGACTTGTTCGACCAAACTGTTGCCATATACTTCTTACCAGCAGGTAACGCTGACATGTTAGTGCCTTTGTCATCATCGGCATAACGAAGCCATGGATAAAACTGAATAGTCTTGGGCATGTTGGCCATCTTATTGGCAAGATCGCTGAGCCGTTGGTCAAAGCTGACTGTTTCATGAGCAAACTCACCCAAAGTCAGTTTGACAGAATGGTTAGCACGGCTGCGCTGAATGCTCAACACTTTGGCAGACAGGAATAGCTGTTGATTCTCATCTGCAATGTGGACGGTTTGATTAAGCGGTACGTATGGCGAATTAACCAAATCAATATCATACGTTTCGTTTGGATGATTGTATTTCTTCAAATCTGCCAAAGCCGCTTGCAAAAGTTCTGCCTGCGATTTTGAATCAAACGTTTTAACCCGATTCCAGTCAGACTGTTTTGGGTTTGGGTTGCTGTTGCTTAACAAACGTGAATATTTCTGCACAGCAATGGTATCGTGCAAGAACCCGTACTGATCAAGCACAAACTGTCCCGTCGGATCAGTCCATTTGTAGCCGATCAAGTTGATTGGATCCTTATTAGTTGATCCATCCGTGCTTTCTGGCACCGCTCCGTAAGCCTTAATCGATGTTTCCATGTCATAGGTATCGAGGTGCGTGACGATGTTGTTGATGTCCTTATTCATTTCAAAAGAGATCAAGCTGTCACCGGCCGTTTCATGCCGAATGTTAATGACACGCTTGACCAAGTTGGTTCCCACAAACTCAAAGCCAAAACTAAGCACTGCATTAAAATCTTTTGCCACGGCAATAATGCGAGCCAACGACGATTCTTCGCCTGTCCACTCAAGCGTTCGGACGTTATCAGGAAATTCGTTGATACCAATCTCCCAGCCAGAATCATTTGTAAACATGAGAATGTATTCAGCAATCGTATATGGTTTGTCGGCCTTGAAGGCGCCAACGGTTTCGTTTATTAAATCATTACCAGCATCGCTGGCAACAATTGAATGGATATGGCCTAGTGAATCATGCTCAACCGATTCAATCACCATTTGGTGAGCATTGCCTTCTTCATCTTGATACATGATGAAGTTGGTTGCTTTAGCCATCTCATTGACTGCTTGTTCCTGATCAGTCGTGAAGTGAATATCAAGAGAAAGCTCGACCGCAGGACGGTTATCAACACTTTGTGTTTCGACATCATTGTCAATTCGCCACTCGCCTTTGCCATCGGTCGAACCAACACCCAAAATGTTTGATTTTCGATCTGCAAAGTAATACTCCATTTATAGCCACGCCTCCCTTATCTCGACTTCACATGCAAATGGCTGTGCCCAGCTCGAGGGCGTGATAGCAATCTTAGTATCACCGGGTGGCAGTTTGAATTGCTCCCATTGATTACCGAGCGTGTGCATGGTTGGGTCAAGAGAACCATTCAAGTACGTCTTAGCATTAGCCACATCAATCTTGAGAACATCACCATTGCTAAAACGATTCTTGATATTCGTATACCAGCTAACGTTCTGCCATTTGACGGTGGACGCAATCAGATACATGGTCGATTCGCCCCACGTCTTGTCACGCATGAACCACGCGGAAAATTGCTTAGTCTCGACACTAGCAGCATCCGCAAAGGTAAACTGGCGGGTAATAGTCGTCTCTCGTCCTTGATTGCCAACCCATGGGGACACTCGGAAAACAACTGAATTACCAAATTTCTGTAATTCCAACTGAATGAACTTGTCATTAGTGAAAATGCTACGATCAAGCTGTTCATTGACGACCAGCTGATCTTTGTAATAGCACATCCACCATATTTGGTCAGACAATGCGCTATTATCCTTCAGTATCATCTGAAAGATTGGCTTACCGTCACCCTCTAACGTTGTTTCGAGCGCGCCTACCTTTGAGACACCAGTTTGAAAACGTGTCATGACGTCCCATGTGAGATTGCTCTTGAAGTTACCGTTATGCGTCTGAGCAAGGTTGTGTTTGATTGAAGGACCGTTCCAATACTTGTGGTCGCCAGTAATGCTGGGCCAATTAGGCTCAACCTTCCAGCCATCATAATCGTCATGAGTCCAAATCGCATTGCCAATCTGTTCATTAGGCATACTAGGATCACCACCCCAATAGGGATTGTTTGTGGCGGCTTGATTATCCATATGTGAGCCTTGCACGGCTGCCAAATCAAGTGCCACTTCGCTTTCTTCGGTGGTGAAACCATCAATTTCTTGCGTACCGAATTGAAGAATACCCGGGCGATCATTGACAATCCCAACCATGCCGTTATCCGCGTGCATAGTTGCCGTAATAACTGGCTCAACAGGATAGGTACCACCGTTGTGTACCGTGACGGTGTTGGTATAGTATTCAGGATCAGCTGGGTTAGGTGACCAAGGAGAAGCAGAAGTGCCTATTTCAACCTTAATCCAGACTTCGATTGTGGCATTCAAGTTGAACATTTCCAAATTAATCTGATTGGTCGTTCCTGTTAACGGATTTTTGACAATTGTTTTAGGCGATGATGTATAAACACCATTTTCAGTAATAGGAATCTGGTTAATTATTCCCGTCCAATTACCGGTGCTTCCGGCATCTTTGATGTCAATGTAGGAATCAATGCCGACCGAACTGTCTATTTTGCCTTGATAATTAGTAACACTAACTTTAACGGTGGTAGTAATTGTTTTCCCTGACAAATCTTCTGATAACTGTACGGTGATGGGATACGCATCAAACTGGTCAGTATTAGAGGCAAAACCGTGTGAAGCTATGGCAAAGTTTACTGGCACGTCCTTGTATGGCATGTTGTCAAACGTCTTCGTGGCTACCGAGTGCGCAATGCCATCGGGGACCAGAAAATTAATAGTACCAGTGCCAAGAAAATAAGCTCGGTCCATGTCGATCTTGCCGTCAACTTTTGCATACCAAAACTCATCAGGACGATCATCAATAATTAGCTTCTGAACATCAGTGCTATAAAGTAGTGGCGCTAACTGCCGTTCAAATTCACGACGAGATAGCGCCACAAAATCATAAGTTACTGGAATGATTCTAGACTTAAGACGACTATTGATAAGCATCTCACCATCGCTAATTCCAACAGAATGGGAAGTGTTTTCAATCTCTGATGTAATTCCCCTAGCAGCACTAAACTGCAGAACGGAACTACCAATCTTATGTCCTCCAAATATCAAGTTCGCCAATTAATAAACACCCCTTCCATGTCTTTCTCTGATTGTGTTTTGCTTATCCAGCTCATTAATTGTTGGGTACAACCATTTGCCAATTTCGCGGTTATTTTCAAGCACTACTTTGCCTTCAGTACGTTGTGTATGATTAATCTGATAAATTGTTAATTCGATCAGTCTTGCAAGCAAATCCTCAACACGACTATTGCTACCACTAGAAATGCTGGTAACAAAGGTTTGCGGATTCAATTGGTTTATTCTATTAGCAGCGCCTCCGAAGTCTGTGGTGCCACCAGCAAAACGTGGAATGTTCATTCGACGAGCCTTATCAGCAGGAATAACCATTGAGTGACGAGCAAGCGGAAAAACCACATTTCTTTCTTTGAACATAAACATGCTGCCATTAGGAGTGATAATAGGCTCTTGATAGTTAGATCCGGGGGCATCGTTCACCATCGCCAGTGAACTCGTTCGGAGATCATTAGTTCCGTGCTGCAAGTGAAGAAGCCTCCGAATACTGTCCGAAATATTAGCCACAAAATTGAAAGTCTTCGTGATGACTTCATTCCCACCAAATGCGCTAACTGCACGTTTGGCGGCACTTGCGGGTCCTGTCGTATTATCATGGCCTTTGAAATATTTATCTCCCGGATTTGTTCCATTAAAACTTCCGATACTGTTTTTACCAGATCCGGCAGCCCCCACAACGCTTGAAGCATTACCCATGAAGTAACGCATTGATGGGTTAGTTCCATTGAAACTGTTGACTTCGCCCTTACCTTTTTCAGCATGTGCCGTCACGTTTGAGGAATCCCCAGTAAAGTAACGTGCCAACGGATTAGTCATGTTAAAGGTATTGACCTCACTCTTACCGTGTTCAGCATGTTGAGTGACATTTGAAGAGTCGCCAGTGAATTGCTTCATCCCCGGCTTGTAAGAATCATAGGAGATTAGATCTCCTTTAGCTTGCGAAGTCTTCGTCAGTAAATCATTGACGTTAGCCGTCAACTCTTTCGGGCTCGGGTGTTTGGCCTCGTATGCATCTACATCAATGCCTGCCTCAACTAGTTTGGCGCGGGCATCAGCATTATTTACCAATAATTCTTTGGTCTTTGACGGTAATTGATTCCACAAACCAAACTTGGCCACAGCGTCAGCAAGCTGTTCCTTGCCTTTGGCCTGAATCAGTGCCGTCTTAGCCTCGACTGACAACCCGTTCCAAGACTGTGCTTCAATCATGCCTTGAATCAAGGTGGCTGTTGCTTTATCTTGCACAATCATCTGCATCTGCTTAGGTGTCAGTTGGTTCCAACCGTTAACTTTATCAATTGCCGAGACTATAGATGAATAATCACCTTTAACTACCGCCTGCATTTGCTTCGGAGTAATCCTGTTCCACAGGTCCAACTGGTCAATCATGTCAGCGAGTTTACCCTCGCCCACGGCTTTTAGCGTTGTGTACTGATCTTTGGGATCGATTGACTGCCACACGCCTAGGTTGAATAAGGCATCCTTGAGTTCGTCTTTACCCTTGGCATTAATCAACGCAGTTTGTTGTTTAAGTGTCAAACCCTGCCACTTGCCAGACTGCGTCAAGATATCAATGAGTGGCAAAGTAGCCTTGTCATGAACGATCGCTTGCTGTTCTTTGAGACTCAATTCATTCCAGTAACCCATTTTAACCAGTGCGTTGACAAGCGGTGTGTAATCTCCACTGACGATGGCTTGTTGTTCTTTTGGTGTGAACTTATTCCATGAAACAAACTCGGTTATGATGTTAGCTAATTCTTTTTTACCGGACGCCCTTACTAGAGCTGTCTTTTCTTGAACAGTCAGCGAATTCCACTTGTCGGTAGAGGCCATCGCCTCGACAATCATTTGCTTAGCATTTGAGCTAATCTTGGCATTCTTTAGGTCAAATTTAAGGCGTTTCCAACCACCTTCCGTGCTTGCTGTATCCTTTAGAACTTGTGGCAGATTGGTAACAACTTTACCAGTTTTAGGATCTAGCACAAGTCTATTCCAATCGTTACCAGCCTTCTGAACACTCTTGCTCATACTTGAATTAACAGCGGCAGCAAATTGCTTACTATCTTTGACACCCTTACTCATTGCCTCTGAATAAGCGTTCATTGCTTTTTTAGCTTGAGACGCCGTAGCACCAAACTCTGTTTGAAGTTGTTCTTGAATCGTCTTGTTGGATAGTCCTTGCGCTTTCATTGCTTGGATTGCACCAGCATAAATCACGCTCATGTTGCTTTGATGATCTTTTTCCAGCTTTTCAAGAGCGTTATTCTTTTGAGCCGTACTCAACTCAGCAGAGTTTTTGATGGCAGCATAATGTTTGCCATAAGTATCAGTCTCGTCAGCAAATGCCTGTTGCATCTGGCTGTACTGTTCCTTAGCCGCTGCTTGACTCATCCGAATCTTTTCGCCATTAATAGCTTTTAAGACATTTGCTTGTTGGGTACCGGAAATTCTAAGTGTCTTAACGGCCTCGGCTGCACTGCTCTTGCGCAAATTATCCAGAATCTGAATTTGATCTCGAGTAAATGCAACATGCTCTTTGCTGGCAGATTCAGTAATTGACCTAGCCTGTTTGGCATTAGCCTCAATTTGCTTGATGCGTGCATCGTCGGCCTTCTTCATTTCTGATGCATCTTTACGAATCTGATCAGCAGTCGATCCACCGACTTGCTTCGCCAACTTGTCGAGTGCAGTTTGGGTATTTTTGGACGATTCTTTAGCGGCCTTCGTAATATCATCAAAACCGTTGGCGATCGTTTTGGCATTTTCTTTGACAGTGTGGTTAGTGTCAGTGAAAGCGCCACTGATCTTTCCAGAAGCGTCTCGCATCTTAGTTGCGGACCTATCTGCTACTTCGCCAATGTCCGTGCCCCATCGTGAAGTTCTGTCGGCAGACTCAAGAGCCTTTTTGCCCCACAATTCCCAGATGGCTACACCGGCACCAACGGCTGCTGTAACACCTAAAGCAACTGGAGCGATTGGCCCCAATGCCGCTAGCAAACCTGTTCCGCTCGCTGCGGCTCCGCCCATGGCCGCTCCCATTCCAGAAGCACCATCTGCTGCCGCAGCCGCTGCAGGTGCAACCTTCAGTGCTTCAAAAGCTGTCTTGCTAAACACAGACTTGAGGACATCCATTGCAGTCCCGCCAATTTTTGCGGCTGCAGATGCTCGCCCCATGACTCCAGCAATTCCAGATATTCCTTTGCTCAAAGCAACAACTGGCTTAAGCGCTCCACCAATAATAGAACTCGCTGGTCCTATAACTGCCGCAAACGCTGCAAATTTGATAATGGTTTGTTGCGTACCACTGTCCATTTTTGCAAAAGCATTGACAACATCGGTTGCTGTTTTGATAAGAGGAGTCAGCGTCGGTAGAAGTTTTTGACCTACTTCAATTCCTAAAACATGAATCGACTCTTGAAATCTCTTCAATTTGGCGGCATCCGTATTGTTTAACTGGTTAGCAATTTTGGCAGTTGTTCCGCTAGCATGCTCAGCTTCACTGGTATATTTGCGTAGCTCACCGCCACCTGCACTAATTAAGGCATTCATGCCGGCTTGCGCTTCAGTGCCAAAAGCCAACGCTACTGCAGAAGCACGTTGCTGGTCCGTCCACCCCTTAGTGTTATTCTTGATTTTGTCAAGAATCTCTGGAAGAGTTAAAGTTCCTTTTTTGAAATCAGCAACAGATATGCCTAATTCATTAAAGCCCTGAATATTTTGCTTAGAAGGCTTCAACAGTCTTGTTAAAGCACCACGTAACGCTGTGCCAGCAACTGATCCTTCAATCCCTTTGTTGCTCATAATACCAATAGCAGCCGCTGTTTCCTCTAGTGAAATACCAGCAGCATGAGCAGAAGGCCCGACATATGTCATTGCCTCGCCCATATCTTGGAACCCTGCTGCAGTAGCGTTAGCAATATAGGTAAGAGTATCTGTAACGCGAGACGTATTTTTAAGCATGCCCGTTGTTGATTCTGTCTTTAGACCAAATTGTTCCAGAACGGATGTAGAAACATGCATAACATCGTTGAAGTCATCGCCAGACGCTTTTGCCGCATTGAGAACTGCAGGCATTGCGCCTAATGTTTGCGCAGCGGTATAGCCACGTTTGATCATTTCTGACATGCCTTCGTTAATTGCAGCCGTGGAGACGCCATATTCAACCGACCACTTTTTAGATGCTGATGCTAGTTGATCAAGTTGCGCACGATACTTGGCAGTAATCGCACCCCCATTTGTTAGCAAAGGTCCCATTGCTTGAATCTGGCTGTTGAAATCAATAGCAGATTTAGCTGCTGCCACAAATCCGATGGCAATTGGAGCAGTTACTGCCTTTGTCATCGTTGATCCGAAACTGGTTAGCTTAGAGCTTGCCTTTTCGGTAACAGATGCAAATTTAGAGGCGCCGTTTGATACTTTAGTCCAGCTATCGCTTTGTAGCGCAATCTCTTTGCGTAAGGCCGCCATTCGATTTTCATTTTGAGCAGCAGCGGCAGCAGTCCGATTATACTGTGATGCAGCATTAGCTTGCAGCTTTGTCGCACGATTAATTTCTTCCTGCGATGCAGTCTCACTTTTATTAAGTTTTTCAACCGCTTCTGATGTTTTTTCATACTGTTCTCGCTCTTTCTGAAGCTGAGCTTGGTAGTTCTTTGACTGGCGGCTCAATGTTTCATAGGTTGAACGCATGTTGTTGATAGACTTTTCAGAGCCCTTAAACGCAGCATCTTGAGCCCGCAACTCAGCGGCAGTTGCTTTAATTGAAGAATTCAAAACTCGCTGGCTTACTTGAAACGGATCAATGTTCAAACTAACAGTAGCCGCAATTTGTCCGAGATTTCCTAACATGTTTTACCTCCCTTCATAGAATTAGAAAAGGAACGGAAAGGCCTTGTCGATCGTGGTCTCCCGTTCCTCGTAAATCTGGTTAAGTTTTTCAATATCGCGGAGCGTCATAGCATCAACGTCAGCTAATCGGTAGCCTTCAGAGAGCCTTGCTTTGTAGAAGTCGTCAAGGTTGCTAATGGCTTCTTTGACGTCCGCTTCGGTGATTTTTTTGCTGTGTCCTTCTTATCCTCTTCACCGTCGCTTAGAGAATCGCCAATGGCATCATTGATTGAATCCAGCGATTTCAAAGAAATAGACGAGCCATCAATAACATCATCGGTAGTAAACTGGTTTTTCCAGAAATCAACCGCAAATTTGGCTAAGTTTTTCTCGTTTTCGTCGTAATCATCGTTTGAAGGGCCATCTTTACGGTTTAGCATGCGCAATTGTTGTTGCTGCACTTTCAAGGCGTTCGTGGTATCACGTAATGTTGGCTCTCCATTTCGTGTGAAAACGCACGTTTCGCCTTTGATATTTAGTTTAATTTGATATGCCATGCTTAATCTCCTTAGGTATAAGCCGCCCGCTGTTCGCGTATTGTGCATTTACAAGGCGACGAGTTTATTGCTAAGCCACAGTTACAGTTGCGGTGGCAGTTTTACCACCATCGTCAGTTGTGACTGTTATGGTTGCAGACCCTGCCTTTACACCAGTCACAGTTCCATCACTGGAAACGGTGGCAATGGTAGGATCTGACGTTTTGAAAGTAACTTGTTTATTTACGGCATCAGCCGGATCAACTTGCACTTTTAGCACTGTAGATGCGCCAACCGCAAGGTTAATCGAACTGTTCTCAAAGCTGACGCCGACTACGCTTTTGGGGCAATAGTCGCGTCTTGAGCAGTCTTAGGGAATACATAGCTGTGGAAGGTATCAAAATTGAATCCATCGTTGTCTTCACGACCAATCAACACAACATTGCCAGTGTCTTGGTCACCACGAGGAATGAATGATCCTTCGATGCTGTCAGCGCTCGGATCTGGCGTGCCGTCAACAGTCTTGGTATCAACGCCCGGAAGTGAGAACATTCCCTTGAGCATACCAACCCAAACGTATTTACCATTTGATAGCTTTGTACGGAACAAAGTTGCGGCGTAATTAGGGCTAAGGTTCTTTGGATATACTTCAACCCCATTAACAACCTTAATGCCAAATAAATCAGCCTTCATCTGTGAATCCACATCGTACATTTCGATTGTTTCGGTTGCTTCTGTGATACCACCAGAAAGAATCAAGTACGGGCCATCATCAGCGGACAGCGTCTTTTGCTCTGTTTTAATATCCAATTTCACACTAGATAAGCCTTGAATCTTGCGTGTGCTTTGTACAAAGTCGTCATCACCGACAACCCCGTATTCAAAGGCCGAAGCCCCAAATTTTGCTAACTTCTTATTAGTTGTAACAGCAGTATCTGCCATATTTAAAATCCTCCTTTAGGAAAATGAAAAGGGCTAGCCAATCGGCAGTCCTTGAAACTGAAAGTATCCTGTTGTCATGCGGAGGGTTGGGGTATCACCATCAACGTAGGAGTTGCGATAATACCTTTCCCAGCCAGCCGCATGTAGTGCTTGATATATCTGTGTTTCAATTTTTTCTTGTTGATCCCAGTCCGTTTTGTCCACCCAAAAATCTACTTGTACTTTCGGATACTCTAGGATCCTAGAATCGTCAGCATAATCAGCAGCATCACCGGGCAAAGAAGTGATCCTCACCCATGGAGCTAGACTTTCAGGAGTTACGCTAGTCCGGTTATTGAAGTCTGGGGTACCTATATATACCTTGTCAGCAATATCCAAATTGGATGACAGGATGTCATAAACACGTTTTTCGGGTGCCATTACATCCCGCCTTCCTTCAAGTGACTTAGGAAAGTAGCAATAACAACTGGCCGCATGACTTCTTGGGTTTCCTCAATGAAATGTTGCGGATCCTGCATTGAAGTGCCCGAGTTTGGAAAGTGAGCACGCCAGCCGGTATCTTTACCATATCCAACGTCTACTTCTGTTAATCCGCTCGTTTCACGGACACTTGAAATCTTGATGTCATCTCTCAGATGTCCGCTCATATCGGTCTCGCCTTCCCACTCAGGCGTATTACTTTTTAGCTTGTCGGCAAACTTTTGTGCGCCATCTCGGACAGCCGCTCGAGCTTCTTTTGCAACCCCAAATTGGAGTTTGTTAAGATTAGCGAGCAGTTCAGCATCACCTGTGACTTTTACGCCCATCAGCTCACCGCCTTTGCCGTAATCGTTGTCAGATCGCGCCTCTCGTAATCAGGATCAAGACCCGTGATTTGATATTCCTTCCCACGCCACTGAATTCGCCAAGTTGGTTGGATTTCCTCTGCGGTCAAAAATCGCACTAAAAAAGTCGGGCTGTCTTTGCGAGTGCCCAACTTCGTCTGTGGATCATTTGCTTCTCTGATTGGTACCTTAGGAACTTCCGCCCAAACCGTCATATGATTAACGAGCACACCATCAACCGGAACTCCGTTAACCTTTTTTGACTCATAGCTGACGAACGCAATTCTCTCAGTCATTCGATTAGTTCGCATCAGAATCACCATCCTCTTCCGGCAATTCTGAGCGAAGCTGATTGATGATATTTGTTGTTGATGTTTGTAAAGGAAAGCGCATGACTTCAGCACCCATACCTCGGTAGTCATAGTCTTCCTTCACTTGCTTCATCAGCGCTGTGAAGAAACGATCCCGAGTTTCTGGATTGCTTAGAAATTGTTCCGGATTTGATCCAAAACTAATAGCCGAACTGATTTCACCACAAGCGTCATGCACCAGTTGCATAATCATTGGGTCTTCGATTGTCTGATCAACTTTCAAGTACATTTTCAGAACCTGAAACTGTTCATCAGTCAGTGGGCTTTTGTCAAGCGTAGTATCTGCCAAGAGTAATCACCTACCCGGCGTTAACAGTAACAGCAAGCGTTGAGCTGATGCCATTAGTGCTAAATGTGATTGTCGCTGTGCCCGCTGCCAGATTGGTAATAGTGTAAACACCATCGGACTTCTTAACAACCGTAGCGACGCTTTCATCGCTCGACACAGCTTCGACTGCTTGAGGAGCGCCATCAGGAGTGACTGTCACCGTGATATCTTTTGTGGCACCGACACCACCTGTGAACGTTTTCTGGCTCAAAGTCACTCCGTCAGGCGTTACGCTTTTGGGGTGTATGTGAGGAAGTAGCCAGCCTTTTCGTCAGCAACAGATACACCAAAGCGCATTCCTGCTTGCAAGAATTGACCGTAAATCTGATCATCAACCCAGCGAACCATGAAGTCTGCGCGGTTAGCAAACAGAATTGCCCGCTTGATGTCACCCAAAAAGGCGTGTGCTTCGCCTGCTGCACCCAAAGTATCATCAGATACAACAACAATCGGCATACCAAGAACGCTCTTGCCAGACGGGGTCAAGATACTGTCTTGCAACAAGTAACGGCCATTACCGTCCTTCACCGTATCCAAGAAGTTGTAAAAGCTCTGGGACGCGATGATGACACGTGAATATGCCGGATCTAAGTCCACATTGTTGATGTGCTTCAAATCATCAACGGAGGTAATGCTCTTTGGAGTGAATCCCTTCAGCAGAGTTGCAACGGCACTGTTAGTCGTGTTGACCTTGATTTGTTGCGCGTTTTGAGCAATCAAGCCGACCAAATCAATCGCAGAATCATCAATTGATTCCTGCGAAATTGGCAACGCTTGCCGGTAGGTGTCTACTGACCAGTTGACAGGCTTGAAATTAGGCTTAGCCATTGCCGGGTTCTTTTCCAGTTCAGCAACGGTTGCCATCTTGGTAGTGGCATTTGCAACCGTTGGATAAGTTCCCTTTTGAGTGGAGGCTTGGAAGACATTAGTGAATGGTTTCAGGTCGACCACTGTCTGCAATTCACGCTGTGGTGTATTGACAATAGTTTCTGGAATGGTCGATGCAGCATCTGCAGACTTAACCCCAGCGTTAACTGCATCACTGGCATCAGTAGGATCAGCACGCAAAACCGCAAAGGTACCAACGTCTGTTTTTTCAAAATCAATGCCTTCTGTGTTACGGCCACGGCTGTGAAGATAGGCATTCATAGCGGTGCGATAATTCTGCTGTTCAGGTTGCCGTTTCTTCTTGTCGCTTGGCTGTTCATTGCCTTTCAACGCAGCCTCGTATAAGTCACGTTTTTCTTCAAGATCTTTGATCTCTTTGCCAGCTTTATCATACTTGGCACGAACGCCTTCTGCCTTCTTCAGGTTTTCCTCGGAATCTTCACCTTCAAGTAAAGAACGAAGTTCTGTCTTCATAGCTGGTAACGCTGAACGCTTTTCATCAAGTTGCTTTTTAACAGCAGCTAATTTTTCATCTAAAGTCATCTAGTGACCCTCCTTATTTTTTGTACAAAAATAGGCACCGATTATTCGATGCCCTTGAGCAATTCCTCTTTATTCAGTTGATAAAGCATCTTGCGCCGCTTAAGTTCCCATTCTGGCGGCTGATTTAGCGCTTTTATCTGTTCCAACGATCGTGCTCCGACCTTTACCTCAGTGTCTGGATAAGCAGGTGTTGTCACCGGCGAAACATCAAACAGATGATCAATGTTGTTGATTGTGCGCTCGTATTTAACCCCTCGTTCGCTTGACTTTTGCCACTTTTGCGCGTCTTTGTCTGGCGCAATCGTAAATGCAAAGCTTGACTGACTGATAATCCCTTGCCGGACGTTTTCTAGTAAGTCACGACCGAGTTGTGTATCTGGTGGCGTCAGAGTGTACTTAAGTCCAGTGTCGTCAATGGTCAGTTCCAAATTAACGCCAGTGCGGCCTAATACTTGGTTTTGATCATGGTTAAATAGCGCCACGACATTGCTCATATCAGCATTGTCGAGCGCATGGCGGTCAATGTGCTCACGAAAACTAAATTCACCGCCGCCCATGATTTCAGATTTCCGGTCAAATTTAAGCGCATAACCTTCGATGACAGTTGGATGTTTCTCATCCCCATCACGAATTTGCATGGGTGTCGCTGTCATTCGCAGCTCCTTTGTCATTAGCATCACCTCCCTTCAATTGCGATGCGTGTTCAGCTTGATATGCTTCCTTTTGATCAAGGAACACTGTGTTAAGTGTCGACTGAATACGATCCATGTTCGGGTCTTTTAACGGTTTCTTTCCAAGCTCCGCACGTCCCTCGTTTCCAGTCCACAGTCCGCCATTAACTGCTGTATTGACGTCAGCAATCGGCAATCCGTTTACTGATTTTGTGTCAAAGCCAATGCGATACTGATGGCGCTGGTTGTCATCAAGCAACTTTAGTTCAAACTCGCTTGTAATCGGTTCAAAGTAAAATGGAAGATCATTGCGAATATAGTCATCAGCAAGCTGCTTAACTGACTGATTGGGACTATTTTGGGCTAATCGATACGCTGGCACCCGTAAAGCCTTCGCAATCTGCGCTGTTGAATAGTTATTGCTGTTAATCAGATTAAGAACGTTGGTATCAACTTCCAACGGCTGATAATCCATCGTCGCGTCAACTATAATTGGCGATCCAGCATCAGCACCTGCCTGTGCCCTTTCAAAATCTTCACGAATCTTCTGGCGTGCTTCGGCAGATAGGCGGCTCTCTTTTGCTTTGATAATTGAGCCTTTCAATCCGCTCTTGAAGAACTTTTGAAGCGTGGAAACACCGGATTCTTGAAGTCCAATCTCATCACCTAAGGAAAGTAGCGGCGAGCGGCCCATGATGGTGTCATATGAAAAGAACTTCCAATGAATAACATCCTCAAAACTGCAAACTTTTTGAACACTTGCGTTGTATGGTGTGAATCGATAGACAAGATTCTCGGGATCGCTTGTGTCCACCTGCGTCTGTGATGGGGCATAGAACTCAAACATAGCTGGTTCGTTGGTTATCGGATCGCGCACAATCCGCGAATAAGCATTGCCAGTCAAAATTGCATTGACCATCATGGAAAATTTCCACTGATATGCTGATAAACGTTTGTTAACCTTTGTGTTCATCAGATAATCAATGTCAGACAAGTCTATCACTTCATCGGTTGAGCTGTCAGTAATCACTAACGGGAACCGGCTGACGTCACCAGCGACAATTGATACTGCTGTTAGCACATCAGAGTTGCGTAACGCTGAAATCCCAAGATAAGCCCCACGAAATGACGGAATCACCCCTGAATCAAGCAAATTATCAGCCCAATGGGGATCTGCTTCTGTTGCAAGTCCTCGAAATAGCTTCATTCAATCACCTCCCTTCGTTATCAGGAAGCAACAGAATAAAGGCGAGAACAAACAACAATCCGCCGCAAACCATGAATCCAGTAGGCCTATTGATCAAAAAAGCCCCATATCCAGCTAAAATGAAGCCTAAAACAGTGGCAATTCCAGCCATATTTGCGCCAAGAATTCTAAAAAAGTTAGCTAGTTTTCCATTCACGTTCTCACCTCCTAGAAGCCAAAATCATCGCTGAAGACACGCTCATCGTCCAAGTAGTTGTCCAAGTCTTCCTTGAACGCGATGGCATAAGCATCAAGCGTGGCATCAATCATGTCTATTTTGTTAGCATACTTATTCTTATTAATACGGACGCCGTTGTTGTCAGACATTAGAACCGCGTTCATTGCGGCGGCCTGCATAATGCGATTATCTGAATGCTTTATGCGACCGCCTATAACATCATCGCGGAACTGCTTAGTTGGCATTGACAGTGTCAGCGTTCCTTGTCGCACCTGTACCATCGGCCACTCAGGATGATTCTTCTCAATTGCCGTTAGCATTGGTCCAAATTGATAAGGGTCGTACATGATACCTTGAACATCTAAGTCATTACGTTCAATGAAGTCTTCGAGCCATTCATATACCCGATCGTTGTCGATGATACCTGACTCTAAGCTGCTGATCTCTCCTTCGCCGTGTTGTTCAGCAGCCAAGTAGTCAATCCGATCCGTCTTGATTTTGTTATCAATTCCGCCTTTAGAAGCGACAAATGCATAACCATCGAGCCACCACCAGCCTTCTTGCGGGATTAACCAAGTAATGGCAAAAAGGTCGCTTGTACGACCAACATCAATACCAATCCAAGCTCTTTTGCCGCGAATATCAGGCTTTTCACTCAATTCAGCATCCTTCCAAGCATCGAAGTCTAAATAACTATCTTCAGTCGCTTGCCGCCAAATGTTGAAATTCTTGACCAGTTTTGCATTTAAACTGCCATCAGCACGTGCTTGAGATAGCTTTGTGGTCAAATAGTCGGTGATCTGATCATGCACAATATCAACGTCAAGTAGCGGATTCGATTTAATCCAAGAATTGGGGTCATCAACCTCTTGTACGTTGTCTTGTTCAGCAATGAATGCAAAATAGCGTTCTGCCGTTTCTTCACCGGACAACACCTTTTTTGCATATGGATAATTTTGTTGAAACATCGGCACGTTCATGTCGAATCCAGCCGTTGAAATGATGAACGTCAGATAACTAGGCAGTAACACCTGCCCTGAGGCAAGGGTTTCAATCATATCTGTTGTTTTAGCGTTGGCATATTCGTCAACCACCGCAACATGGGGTTCATAGCCATCGACAAGTCCTGTATCACGAGAGAACGAACGAATTGTTGATCCGTCGTCTAAATTGACAAGTTCATCTCGCGTAATCTTAACCATCCGTTTGATGCCTGGGTCTTTCCGCATGAGCGCACGTAATCGGTCTTTTACCATTCCGAATACAATGCCGGCCTGCTTGCGATCATTAGCAGCGGTATATAATTGCCGTTTGTTGGCTGGATTCTTTCCGAACAGAAACTCATACAGAATGACGCCAGAAATCAAAAGTGACTTACCGTTTTTTCGTGCCATCGAAATGAACACATCGGTAAATCGCCTTATATTTGGATCATCTTTGTCAACCCAGCCATATATACTGCCAATAATGAATTTTTGAAACGGTGCTAATGGTTGTGGTTTCCCACTTTTTGGTTCTGGCAGAATCTCCATAAATTTAACAGCTTTTCCCGCTAGATTTGGATCATATCGCCATCGCCAATCTGTTCGTTTCAAGTCTTCTTGATGCCGTTTCACCGCGAGATTAACTGCCTTAGAAGTAATAAGACGACCGTCTAGCACACGTTTTATGAAATTAGGCATTGGATCCTTAAATTTTGACAATCAGCATCACCTCCATCACAGTCAGCCAAAAGTATCAATGATTGAATCGTTCTTCTGTGCTTCAGTCTTAGGCATATTCATTTGCATCCGACTGTTAACATTCAACCCTAGATCACTCGCGAGGCTCTTAATGCTTGCGGTGGCCTTATTCAAGGTGCTAATGTACGCATAATATTCATCTTGATCTCCATTCTTTAAAGCCAATTTCATGTTGACCGATGTGTTTTTGTAAACCGAATACCATGTACAATAGTTTTCCAACTCGGCGCGATCGAGATTTCTAAGTGGTAAGGTCCCCAAAGATTCGATAATTCGCTTGTATTCTTGTTTTGCGACTGGGTCAAGATGATTAGGCGGTGTTACCTGAAGTTTTGGAATGCCATCTTTGGCCATTAATTCCGCATGTAGCTTGGCTTCTTGCCGTTCTTTGGTCAAATCACCCTTAGACATTTGCAACACTTTGTATTTTCCAGCCATTTCCCACTTCACCTCCTAATATCTATATAAAATGGGCTGAGTTTACCCCTGCCGCCTTAAAAATCGTTACAATTTGGGGTGCAAAAAAGAGGCCGACCGTTCTTCCGCTTCGAGAAATGTAACCCCCGATAAAAATGGAGGGGGGTCTGGAGGATTTCAGCCCGTTTGTTCGCCCGATAAATTTCTTTCAAAAATTCAATTTTTGTAATTTTTATTTTTTATTTTCTTGAATTTTGCAAATTTGTTTTCTGATTTCATTTCGTCAAGTTTGTTCATCACTTTGATGAGTTGACTCACATCTCGACCTTGCTTAGACAGTCTCTGGATGCATGTGTCTCGGTCAGTGTCGATGAGTATGTGTTCGACATCTCGACTAGCAAGCAATGTGTCTAGCTTCTCATCTGGATATGTCATGACTAACCACACATGGTCGAAGGTCTGCTCTGCTTTAAGCTTCCGCAGTATCAGCTCATAGATTAGCTGCACATAATCATTGGCGTCTATATTGCCCTGATGTAATGGCAGGCCTGTTAACGCCGCCATAAGATGGTCGTAATCATAGACGAGGTCATGCTGTCCTTGATGTCGCTTGACGTACGTTGACTTACCACTTGCTGGATAGCCAACGATTACTGTAATCTTCATGGCTCGATGCTGTCCCTTCTTACGCTTGGTTGTCTCACGTCTCGTCTTCCAATAGTGGCAGTCCCTGCATAAAGCCTGCAGATTATCCGCTTTCGTGCGGTCTTCCCAGTCATCTTCGCTTGGAACAATATGATCAACCAATGAGGCTTGCAGGCCACAGCGTTGGCATAAACTGTTGTCTCTAATCAATATCTGCTCACGCAGCTGCTTCCATTCATTACTGTGATAGAACCTAAGGTAGTCCGACTGCTGCTCATTCCGCACACGGTTGTACTGCCTATCCGCCTCCGATCTAACACGAGCATTTGCATCAACCAATTGTGGTCTGCCATTTATAAAGGCAAGCTTCTTACTTGGCATGAATATCTCCCGTATACGATGTGTTAGCCATGCCCATCACTCCACGTATAATCTAATGACAATTGCCAATCCAATAAACAACACCGGCACAGAAATAATCACTATTAGCGGCATGAATACTAGCAGCCAACTCCATGCAATCAAGCCGAATAGCTTGGCCAGCACGAATATTAGTGTGAGCAGTAATAAGAAATTGCACATGCTAAATCGCCTCTCGATTAAGACAATATGATTGTCGAATAGGAACCGTTACCGTCAGTATTTAGACTAGTAACATCCCATCCTGATTTATTTAGCAAACTGATTACTTCATTAACGACTGCTGGATTGTACTTGGAAACGCTAATTGAGATTGGGGATGTAGTATTAATTCCTTGATTAATGGCATCGTTAACTTCGGCAATCAGACTGTCTTTGTATTTCTTAGTTGCATTGGCACGAGTTGGCAGTGATCCTTCCATTTTTGGTAGCACTGGTGCTGGTGGAGGCAACTGACGGTGAGACAATTGCCTACTTTGGCCTTTAGCATTATCGAATAGCATGTCATTCCTCCGTGTATTGTTTGATCTTGTCAACTCGCAAGTCGCACCATTCATCTATGATGTCGTAGTGGTCAAAGATAAATACGACTGGCATAGAGCGTATGCCCATCCGTTTAAAGTATTCAATCGCTGTCTCGTCTGCTGGATAATGATTTACCGTCATTGAGTTGGACAGTTGTCTAATTGTTTGCCGACACTTACTGCAATAAGGCTTCGTAAATACAATTGCATAGTGTCCATTAGCTTCATCAAGTTTTCCAGTAAATGGTGGTACCTCAAGCTTTTCTTTATGGTGCATATGTTTTTCTTCTCTCGATAATTTCTCAATGATTGATTGCTCTGTTCGGCTTACATATCCGTAACCGACTCGCTTCATCGCATTAGTTGAGTTCATAAGTACACCTCAATCGCGTGTCGTCATAAACGAACGCATACAGCAGATGTTTGCCCGTGGTGAAGCCATTCTTAATCTCATAGGGATCATTTGGCTTTGCTGTTCCAAGCTGGCGCCACATAATGCCACGATCATCTTTAAACCGCTCGCTATGATAGTGGCCTGAGTGAAGCTCATATGTTTTTGCCATATTGAATATCTTTTTGTACTCAAATGGAAAAAGTCCTGTCAGCTTGTCCTTGGCTACATCTCCGTGTGCGAGCATAATGCCAACATGCCCTAGCAAGTATGCACAGCGCCAGTCGGTTGCCGGATTACTGTCATTGAGATCAACCTGTACTTGTGGATAGCGATCTATCAGCGCATAAAGAAAAGCGTATTCGAGATCTCCTGAATGGTTGCCGAACACGCTCTTGATTGATACGCGATTGCTATATTCAATTGCCAGCGGAATAATCTGATCAAACAACTTCACTGCATCATGGAATGCCTGACGCATGTTTGCGTGATCTAATTGTGTTCCTCTAACCGTTTGTGTTGCATGAATCTGATCACTATGGAACAGATCTCCCAATTGCTCGATCACAATCTCGTTGTAGCCGTCCATGATGATCTCTCTAAGTTGGCTCACCATGTCTTTTAGATCGGCGAATGTTGTCCAGCCAAAATGCAGGTCAGGCAATGGGATGACTAGGTTACGATCGCCCGATTTCTTCATCCCGTAATTGACCGGAATGATTTTGTCGTTGAACGCTTCAGCCATTTCACTTATCGATAAGCCTTGTTTCGGCTTTACGCGAATATGAATGCTGTACTGCGGAACTGTGCCGTCTTCGGTACTATGCTGCTCATACACTTTGTAGTCGCCTAAGACCATCTCGAACTTATCAGGATCGTATCCACACAACTCCATCAAAGTTCGTGGGTCTTTATTTGGCTCATGCTTGAGTCTCATTAAGGCAGTGACTGTTTGGCTACCATCAGCATTAAGAGCTACTTTTCTATCAACGGGTTGGCTCTTTCTATCTGTTTTCGCTGAATCGTATTCATTCTTGACTGGTTTTTGGAACTCGATACCAAGCCGTTTTGCTTTTCCCTGCAACGCATCGTAGCTAATTCCGAGTTTATCGGCTGTCTCGCGTCTGGTAAATCCTTCAGAGGCGAGCTTCCTAATGTCACTGATTTGTTCATCTGTCCACTGCATCTACTCGCCTCCGAAAATATAATGTCCGTGAGCAGTTTGATGACGCTGCTCACATTCTCATGAAGAACTTCCCGAGTTCTTAAGCCCTCGGATTAGGCCCCGAAAGCTTTTTTGTTGCTTAAAAAATTTCGATGAGTTAGAATTAAATTGTTCCCAACAGATACTCATTTTCACTCCTTTGTAATACCCTTTCTTTAGGCTCTCGGCCCCCAACCGAGGGCTATTTTAGTATCTTCTATAAGGAATGTGCTAATATATATATATGTGAGCAGTGGCCTTTCTCCTCCAAGTCAACCGCTGCTGCTCACACAAGTATTCCGTTTTTTCATTCTTTTGGCCCTTGGACTGGTCTCTGAGGGCTTTTTTAATCCGATTTATTGCTACATGTGTTATACTCTTTTTCGGTACCGTCGTTTCACCTCAGTAAACACCGGTAGCTAGGCCCTCAGTTAATCGCTCAGAGGGCCTTTTTGTTGCACAAAAATAGCACCTCACCGTTTGGCGGAGTGCTTGGGTAAATAAAAAGATGCCAAAGCGTCAATGCCAAATAATATCAACTTTCCCACCCGAAATCTGTGGGCATTGATCCCCGGCCGAGTCTAAAAACTCGGGTAGTTCAATTACCAGAGGACCATTCTTTAAATCTTCCGTTGATTCCGTCTATCCTCGCCCCCATCTTATGTGTATTAACTGATTTTCCCGAATCGATTCCTGCCACATAATCTTGCAATTTGCTTTGAGCTATAACTATGTCACTATATGTGCTAATCTCGATTTTGTTGGTAATCGATATGAACTCCTTAGTGACGGCATCTGGATTCACACCTGGAGGAGTCATAGTAAAGAACTTTGGCTCATTTTCCTCAGGCAAGTACTCACGTTGAATATAACCTGCGTCAGTTTGTCCAAATGCCAAAGCCATGATTTTGTTACCATTCACTCCGCAAATAACAACAATTTGATTTACACAATTTCCATCTATGTCTTTTGCTCCCTTTAACGTTTCCTTAACAAACTGTTGGATCACATTTACGTAAAGTTGCCAGTTTAACTGAGCTCCGTTGCTTTGAACATGTAATCGCTTTATGAAGTCCTTTATTATGTCAGCAACTTGAGCGTTTCCTGTAGTTGCGATCAAAATGTTTGATTCGGCTAACATAAATTTTTTATAGTTTTCCCCAACCGTTTTTGTTCCTTGAGACATTCTTCCATCTGCCACAATTGAGCAAAAGTCTTTAGTCAAAAATCCAGAAATAAAGCTCATTCCTAATCACCTCAAAAAAATAGTACTCCAGCGTGAACTGGAATACTACATTGAGGTGATATCTAATGTTTTTGGAGTGACAGGCTCCAAAGCGAGCGGACGGAGTTGCACCTTCCTGTTTCAGCATTGAGTAACCGGTATCAATGCCTTCCCTTGTCTGCTGATCGCATAATTGATGGCCGAGACCTAAAATAGCGCCATCATGAGCACGTCTGCTGCTTTCCCCATATCCCGTATCCATATGGAGCATTTCTGCAGCGGAGGTTTTCGCCGCAGTTGAGTCAACTTTGTATGCAACCGGCGGGATTTGAACCCGCGACACCGACGCACGCGCGAACTTTAGTCGGTGAGCCTATCTCAATCGGTTGCTGCTCGCTCTCCCAGTGTCAGATGGGGTCGTCGCAAGCTTTGTCCGGTCGCTAAACTGGACAATGTGGCATGCGGGAATCGAACCCGCCTGACTATCTCAGCCAGTCCATTTGCCACGCCTTGCCACAGCTTTATCATCACCATGGCTCGGAGGAAAAATGCGGTGTCTCAGGATCGCTCCTTTGGCACAATACCATCATAAGGCGGAAAAGCGTGTTTTTTGTTGCATCATTGTTGCACGGATGTTGCAACTAGTTTCACTAGCGGACATATTTCAGCAAAAGCATAGAGAGCTTCTCGTGTTTGTCGCCAAAGGGTCGTTCGGTCAACATGCAAGTGGTCGGCTAACTGAAGGCTGGATTTACGTGTCGTCTTTGGAGTCAGATAGCTCTCAACTAAAATGATCCGGTAGTTTTCATTCTCTAGAGATTCAATGGCACCTTCACAGCACGCTATATAGTACAGCTCGTCAGCGTGCGATACGAGCTTGTCCTCGGCTTTGTTGCCATAGCTTGGTGACTTGGGCATGCCGTCCATCACGGGGCTTCTTAGCGCTATTTTGGTGCGTTGAGCGAGCCGCTTGTGATGCCAGTAGTTCCCCAAGACCTCTTTGGCGTTTTCAATTGTTTTGTCATGATCAATTGGGCTAAAATATCTCGTTGCTCGCACCACTGCGTCCACTCCTTATGGTATAATTAATTTTGTAAAAGTTTGGGGGATAAGCGTGCCTTCGTGGTGCGCTTTTTTATTTGCTTTCAGAAGGCCGAATGAGCTCCCATGGATCAATCCCAGCTCCATATGCGATTTTGTCTAAGGTGTTAAGTGAAACACTGCCATTCCCAGAGATTACATATTCAAGCGTGGTGATGGGTATTCCGATCTCTTTTGCATATTTGGCTTGTGTCATGCCCAGATCGTATATATTCTTCCTAAGGTTTTTGGCCAATGCTTGTTTGCTGTCCAAATTATTCGCCTCCGTCCTCATTTTCGGTGTACCAGTCGTCATTGCTTAATAGCCAATAGCTTATCTCCCTGGCTTGCTTGTAAATTGGGTCGACACGTGCAGTCATCGCGTCAGTCGTCCATTTAGACCAAGCAATGTCGTGTAGTAGCTTAGTTGCAAGTTCTGCCTTTGCGCATAGCTCGCCTTGAAGATATGCGTCAACGTCCTTGCTTTTACTCATGTTCTTCCTCCCTGATTACATCCGCGATGTCCCAAAGCGCAAATAGAATTGCTGATAATGTCAGAAAAACAAACGTTTTGTAATATCCAAATGCCAAATATTTCTCAGGCATAAATGAAGCCACAATACATGAAATGAAACCAAGCCATGACATGAAACGGTAAGGCCTTATTTTCATTGCTTTTCCTCCAGTAGCTGTTTGTCTTCAAATATGTTGCCGATGACCTCTAGAGTTTTTCCAGATCCAATCGTTCCAAAATAATAATCACCAACACCAAAAGCAGCAGATCTCGGATCGTATTGAATATCCATCGCTTTCCCATATTCATTTTTTACAATGTCGCCTTCGTAGATTTCTCGACCGTTCTTGTCGTGTAGGCCGGTGTACTGCATCAAATGGGCTTCGTCATCAATCAGCTCTATGCCATTTTTGCCGTCATCAGCAGTTACCCACATACGTCCATCTGCGTCCCATTCTATATCGCTGACTGGATACATTTTGTTGTGCAGGTAATCCCACGCTCTGAACTTAATCTCTCGTTTCATCTCGCACCTCCCGAAGCACGACAACCTTACCGCCCCAATCATGTGCGGTTTTGTATGGGTCGGTCTCTCCCTTTTCTCCGTACCACTTGATGGCCTTCGAAAGCTTCGGCGTCTGATCCACTCCATCCCATGCGGCATTGCAAATGTATTTGCCGCTCGGCATACGGATAACCTTTATTTCTATTAGTTTCATTTTTCCGCCTCCTATAAGATGTCTCCGTCTACCAGAAGCATTGTAGGTGCCTTAGCGTCCAAGTCTTCTTTAACCTCCTCGTAGGTGAGATTATCTCCGTCTTCCGTTTTTGCAGAAGCAATACGATACAGTGCTTCTTCACGGCTTAACTCAGTAAACTTTTCTGGATCATCATTATCCCCATACATTTCACGGTATAAATTAAGAGCTTCCTTATTATTATTAGCAGCAATTAAGCTATAAAAGGGTTCCTTTGTCTCAAAGTATTTCATTTTTCGTCCTCCATTATTCCCGGCAACAACTTTCCCTCCATAAGCAAGTATGAAGGCTGATCTTGCGACATATAATCTTGAATATCCTGTTCCGCTATGCTATTACCATCGTAATATGTTGCATTTTTAATTTCATTGATTGCCTCTTCACGGCTGACCTCTGAAACACGGACTAGATTTCCGCCACTATAAACTTTACGGAAAATTTTCTCAACTTCCTTACGACTATAGGCAACAATTAGATAACGCCCATAAAAAGGATCATCAATTTTATAGTATTTCATTTCTCCGCCTCCAATTTCACGATTTCGCCGGTTTCGCCGGCTTTTGCAAACACGTAGCCGTGCGTGGTTTTAAGTCGACCTTTTAGAACACTGTTGATGCTCTGGTTGACTATCCCGAGAGCTCTCCCTGCTTCTCTTTGAGATTTAAACTTATAAATTTTCAACGTATCTAAATTTACTGCATAGACTGGACAACCTGATACTTCTGCGGATGACTTCCCGTATTTTTCACGATATTCGATATTGTATTCAGGAGTACACCATTCTAGATTTGATACGCTATTGTTTTGTGGATTACAGTCCTTATGATTTACTTGTGGTAAATTATCAGGATTAGGTATAAATGTCTGCGCGACAAGGCGGTGAACCGGTTTGTTGATGAGTTTGCTGTCTTTTCTGAACGCCACGCGCAGATAACCTCTTTTATTGGGCCATTGCTTCAAAATCATACCTTTCTCCACACGTGTACCTTTACCGTTCGATACCACTCTATCCAACGTTCTTACTCTACCAAGTGTACTAACTTCGATAAAATCAAATTCTTGGTATAATCTCCAAATTTCATTCGTTTCACTATATTTCATTTTTATTCCTCCACTAGCACCAACACAGTATCGAAAACGTCCCGCTTTGTTTCATAGTTTAACTACCTCCCCGGTTTCCGCTACTTTCCAGACACCTAGCACCCATGCACGGGCAAAAGTGTTGCTTGAGCTGATAATCCAGCTTTCCACATCATCCGTTAGTTTTTTTAACCCTTGACTGTGAATGAATTTGAAGCTGTACATCATGTAGAGCTGAATATCGTATGACTTGCCCCACTGAATATATTCGCCCACCGCTTGCGGAATCACCGGCAGGTCATCTGGCAACGCGGCGTCATAACGCTTCTTGTATTCGTCTATTGCCTCTCTAGGCCAACCATTGAAGAACACCTGATAGCCAGCAAGACGATTCCAAACCGCCTCGAACACGTCCCGCTTCGTCTCATTGCTCATCGTCAGTCACCTCTTCGCCAGTTTCTAAATCAATAACGAATCCTCCCCAGTCGTTGAGTTCGTTGTCTCTTAGTGCTTCCTCAGCCGTATCACACCGCTCAATTTCGAGGTCACCCGAATTGTTGTATACCGCATAACGTCCGTTCATTCTTTTGCCTCCACACACTCACAATTTTGCAAACCATAATGCTCGATCTCTGATTCGGCGAACTGAGCAAATGACCTGTTGATGACTTCATTAGTAAGAATCCATCTTACGGTTCCGGGATAAACCGAAGATCGGTACGCTTGAGCAAACTGCTCATGCTTTTGCTTACCGCCAAGCTCCTTATATACCAGATATTTCTTATCGCTTTTCACGGTGTAGCCGTTGACGAACGCCTCCATCAGTAGCTTTTCTAAGCCATCATAATCATCAGTATTCATAGAAATATAGGATGCTGGAAATTTATACTTATTTGCATCTTCAACGATTTGGGCCCGTTCCTCGCTTAGCACTACCTTTTTAGGCTCCTCAACAAGCGCGACAACGTGGCCGCCATGATGTTTTGCATCTTCTTCACGCTTGGCTTTGTATGGTGTTGCCCATGCACCGGTACCAAAAGTGTAGTGTGAATCTGCCCACTCGCCATAATCGTTCTTTATCGCGTACAGTTTTTCTTCGCTCATTTTTCGTCCTCTCTCCCGTAAATATTCTTAACAAGTGCCACAGCTTTCAGATTGGCATATTCGTTTACGTTACCGTCCACATAATCGCCCATAGAAAGCAGCTTTTCTGCACGTTTTAGTGCTTCTTCGTAATTCATCTTTTTTTGCTTTGGTTCTACGGGCACTAGCTTGTAGTCCACATCTTCATACATGACGCCTACAACCTTGCCAGTCTCTTTGCTGATGTAGATGTCATCGAACGTGTCGTCTCCTGTTTTCATCGGTCGGCCTCCTCACAGCCAAATAGCAGCCCCTATGACTCATTTCGCACTGACTGACTTCACAGCCTGATCTGAATAGTCCTTGATGCTCTGTGCGTCTTTGATTGCCTGTGATAAGTCATTGTTTGCCTGTTTGGCGGCTTCTAACTGTGATGTAAGGTCATTGATGGTCTGCTGTTTAGCATTGACCTCGGCCTGTTTCTGGGCGACTGCTTGCTGGCCTTCAACGATCTTTTGCTGAATCTGGGCATCTTTGCTTGCCATGTCGTTGTCGTATTGCTGTTTTAGGGCCGCATACTGTGCCTGTGCGTCAGACAACTGATGTTGCAAATCGGACAAGCTAGACTGTGAAGCGTTGATCTTAGCTGTCAACTTGTCGATGTTGTTTTTGGTTTCCACGATGTTCTGGTGACCTTGCCAAACGTTGTCGGCAATGGCGGTTGCACCAGCGCCAAACGTAAGTCCTGCTAAAACAGTTACTGTAAATGTCAATTTTTTATTCATGATTTTTCTCCTTAGTTTGTTATAACCATGGCGTATCAAAGTTGTATGTCACAATTGCGCTTGGGAATGGTGCTGAATCTCCGGCGCTCCCATTGTGTTCGAATTTCAATCTCCCACGTAAAAAATCAATATGCGCTTTGTAGAAAATGTATTCATGCCAATAGCTAGTGTCTGTTCTCGCCGGTATGAGCAAGACTATGGGGTCTTTGCATTTGATTGAGGATATATAAGCTTTCTTCACCCACAGTCCTAGCTGTCGTCCATAAGGCGGGTTTAGCCATTTTGGGCCATTCACTTTCGACCAGTCTTTGCTCAAAGCATCGTCTTCGTCTGTGTAATAGTTTTTGCACTTTGCATTTTTTGAGGTCGCTGCTAAATCAATGACGAAGTGGTATCTGTCATTAAGCTTCTCAAATAGCTTCTGTGGTGTTTCCCAGTCATCCTTGTCACTTGAGAAAAGCCCTTTATTAAGCATGTTTTTTCTCCTTTTTCTTCAAAGTTGCTCTTCCGTGAATAGCCCTGTGTGATAGTCATATCTAGCAATCGTGATCGGTATTTTGTACCTGATCATGAACAGCAACATTCGCAGTCTGGCATCGGTGGTCAAAGTCGCGTTTCCGCCTTTGACGTCAACAACCTTTGCAAGCTTTTCACCGTCATAGAAGCAGAAATCAGGTTTGTATTTTCTTGCCGAGTATCGTTTGCCATTGATCTTGAAGGCAGACAGAATCTCAAACGATTCTTGAATCGTTACCTTCTGGGGCTTGTTGCGTATCAGCATGTAATAGGCGCCCTCTGCTTTGCTTGCGAATCTAATGCCATCAATCACAACTGGCTGCGCATTGTACTTGCCTCTGCGTCTCTTGCGGATAACCATGGCTAACGACTCGCAATCTCTTCATGCCCGTTGTTGCGGCGGGGCAACTTGATTTCAAACTCGCTTGCCACTCGCTTCACGAACGTTGTTGACTTACCAATCCGTTTTGCAACGTCAATCAGTGTGTCGCATTGTGAGGCCGCTTCTGCAATCCCACGTGCGTATTTGGCACGGGCTTCTTTTCGCTTTTTTGAAATCTTTTTAAGACCATTGTTGACTGAAGTCTTCAAAATGTCGCTGTCATCAACACCGGAAACTGACCGTTTTTCTGCAATGGCGTGTTTGGATACAACAATCCGGTTGTTTAACTCTTGCTTCTCGATTTTTGAGAATGCTTCGCTTTTTGAGATGTCTATCATTGCTGAGTTTTCGTAGCGCTTAATCAATTCTGCTTTGAAGTCGCGCCACACTTTGTCTCCCTGCTCGTATAAACGCACTGTTACTTGTGTCATAATTCTGCCTCCTGCTTAATTAATGGCGTTTCTGAGAAGTCCAGCGTTGCGAAGTGTTTAGCTAGCTCAAGCAAATTAAGCAAGTTGCCCGAAACTTCGCCATCAGCATATATGCTGTCTGACGCTTCATGAATCATGCGTGTATTTGCCTGAGCAATGTTCTCAACAAGCACGATAATGTCTTGCCACTGTGCTTCGGTAACGTCTAGGTAGCCTTGATCATAATCGCTTTCAATGTCAGCTATCGTTTGATTCAAGGCCGTTTCGTATGCCATCAGCCGCTTATCCAAGCGTTGCAAATATCTATTCGTCATTTCTTCGGCTGTCACGATCTTTTCCCCCTTACGTCGGTTAGCTTTTCAAAATTCAAGGTGCAATCTTTTGATTTTGGAATAATTCGACTGATGAGTTTGCTGTTGTACATGCGTTCTAACTCATCCATCTCGTTGTTAGTTGTGATGATTGTTGATAGACGAGGCATGTTACTCTCAAAATCAAGGCGGGCATTTGCAACGCGATACATCAGCTCTTGCATGTCACGTCTCACTGGCTTGATGTCGAGTTTCATACCGCCTTCTGTGCCGAAGTCGTCCAGCAACAGAACGCCAGCCTCTTTCATTGCTCGCTCAATGCCTGCCAAGCGCTTGCGAACGTCTGGCGCGTCGTATTGCAAGCTCATTAGGTTACTCAGCTCTGCTGTTGAAATAAACAGTCCCGACTGGCCTTGATCGCGCAATCTGGTTAGCATTGCTAAGGCCAAGGACGTTTTACCCGTCCCACGCGGTCCAAACAGAACCACGTTCTTAGGCACTTCCGCCATTTGCTTGGTCAGCTTGTATGCACGATTCCCAATATTCCTAGAGTTTTGCTGATCCGTTTGTAGTTCAGGCTGCCATTTTTCGAACGTAAACTTAGCCGGAACATTTCCGGGGAAGACTGAGTAGCGATAAATGGCACGTGCCTTTTTACGGTTCAATGCGGCCATGGAGCGTTCGTAGAAGCGCTGTTCAATCTCGGCCTGAGTTGGCAGCTTGCTAACGTCCATTCCTCGCTTTTCGATTATTTTTTGCACGTCCGCACGTGTGAATAGGCCTTTAGTCGACTCCATATCCCCAGTTCTCCTTTGTTTCCGTGCGCTCTACCCGTCTACCAGATGAAAACTTGCGATTTGCTTGAGCTGCCATGGTGTCGTACTTCGATCTCAGCTTTGATGCGCTTAGAATGTTTGTTTGCCAAAATGAATCGAACTGACACCAGTCAATCATTTTATGAATCTTATCGAATGGCCGATGATCCAACTCGTGCATCTTACGAACATCATCGGCCCATGACTGCAAGTTTGGTTTTCTGTGTTCTGGGTTGTTGCCTTTGATCTTTTCCCATAGATAGACAGCTTCGATCATTTCAGGAGAGTCGTCTGCATATTCCCACTTGCGGGAATGCTGACTATCTTCTTTCTTTTCATTCTTATCATTCTTAGGTTCTTGTTTATGTGTCGTGCGTTGTGCTGTGCGTTGTGCCATCCCTTGTGCTGTTGCTTGTGCTGACCCTTTCACACTTTTAGCTTCAAATTGCTGATAATCCGCGTAGTGTATGACTTTTAGCGTTGTGCCATTTTCTCGGCTTTTATTGAACGAAATCATGTCATCATCTGCTAGCAATTTAAGGAATCTATCGACCGTTCTTCGAGTTGCACCCCACTGCGTAGCAAGCTTATTGATGCTGGTCAAACGCTCGCCTGCTGCAATCTCAATCAGCTTTCCGTTGACCAAAACCTTGTGAGATTCGTGGTTAACCATCATCAAAATATCAATCCACCACTTTGCGTACCGCTCATTGCCGTTTTCCCAAAGCCAGTGATCCCGGACGGAGCGATATACTTTGATCCAGCCTCCGTCTGCCATGTAATCACCTCAAATCAGAATGGAAGATCATCATCACTGATATCGATTGGCTGACCGTTGTTGGCAAATGGATCGGCTGTATTGGTTTGGTTTGCTTGTGCTTGTGTGCCAAAAGACGGATTAGAATTTGAAGCAGATGCAGCTTTGCTATCTTTCCAGCGGTGCTGAATCTGCGGGAAAGCCGTTGGTTCCCACTTCTTGATATGCGGATAGGTTTTACCGTTGTATTCTTCGTTTTTGACGGTAACTTTAACAGCATGGCCCGTGAAATCTGCAAGCATCGCCGCAAGATCAGCCCACTTCTTATGGTCTGGAATGCCAGCATTTTTGCCAATCATGAATAGGTATCCCATTGCATACTCTCCGGTGTCTTTCTTTGGATATTGGTTGTCGAAGATATGCTTGTTCTGATATTTCTGTGGAACGTCATTGCGTACAATTAGATCAAACTTGATAAACTCACGATCTTTGTAGTTGTCAAATCCAAAGCGGTTAATAACGCATTCATATACACCATCTTGAATGTCGCCATTTCCTTCTGCTGCTTGTGAGTAGTCCATTGTGATAGCCATGTTTTAGTCCTCCTGTTTGAATGATTTTTCCTGATTTCCAAATTTGAATAGCTCGTTAATTGGCACCAACTTTCGATTGTCTAATCTGTTTTTAGCAAAGATTGCATCGGTTCCCTCAAGAATGACGCCACGGCCATCAGTCTTGGGATTAACTACTACGCGTCCTACAACGTCCGTCAGTCCTAATAGTCCGTCACGTACGCTGTCACGAATTGCTGGGGCATACTGGCTGAATGATTGCCCAGTTTCGCTCGTAACATCTCGTGTGTTTTCCCAAGCAGTTACTAGCACGTTTACTGGTGCGTCCATGAAGATCATGGTCATGATGCGGGCAAAGTAATTTGTCCACCTTGAGTAATCCTGAAGCTCGTTTCCAATACCGTTTTTACTGTGCCTACCCATCTCAACAAACCAGTCTTTTTCGAACGCTGAAACGTTGTCGATCACCAGATTGTCATATCCGGAAACACGTTCAGCCAGATTTTTCAGAAATTCTTTCCATTCTTCGCTTGGCTTACTTCGGTCAAATGGTTGCACATCGATGTTCGGTGCACCAGATAGCACTTTTGAACTGTCATCCAGATCTAGCACGAGTGTTTTGCCATTAAGATTGCGGATAGCTGAAGTCTTACCGACACCAGGCTTTCCATAAATCAAAACTCGCCAGTTATTTGTTCGATCAATTGAAGATGCATGTTTAATTGGCTGCATCTACCGCACCCCCAGTCCAATGTTCTCAACCAGTCGCGCGTTTGGTACCTCGCGGCCAGCTTGTAACGCTTTCTTCAAGTCAGCTTTGTTTACCATCAACGTGGTCTTAATGAACTCTGGTGGCAACTTATTCGGGTCTTCTGGTGCTTCCACGCTCACTGTTCTGCGAGTGTAAATACTGAACAGTGGTGTATGAATGTGTTCACGACCAGTTTCAACCATCGCTTGCGCCAATCGTGATTTGATTGTCGCAGCGTTTTTCTTGGCACTTGTCTTTCGTTCTTGCAAACGCCTGATTTCAGCGTCGATTTCTTTGATGTCTGCTTCGACTGATTTATAGACTTTGACATAGCCAACCGCCTTATCATCAAAGTCGCCCTCAACCATTTCCATCGTGTCAGCAATAGCTTCTGGATCAGCCTTGCCACTTTCTGCCAGTCGTTGCAAACTGGTCAATTTGTCTGTTAAGTCGTATAATAATGACATATAATATTTTCCTTTCTATCAGTCGTTGGTCTGGACGCCAACGGCTTTTTTCATGGCTTGTTTGATAATGAATAGGATTGCGTGTGCACCATCTTCTTGGCCCATGGCGTACGTTTGATGGGGGTCTGTGTTGTTCGGCCCATAATCAGTAGCAACCTTGTGATATGCTGCAATCTGACGGTTAGATTCGGCTAAAATGTGCTCGTATACTTCATTAGTCATCACGTCATCCCCTTAGTTTCGCTAGTCGTGCACGTAGCTTCTCGTTCTCGGCAAGCAACATCTTTGCAATCGGTGTGTGGTTGCCGCGCATAATGTCTAACGTCAATTTGTTGTGTTCGTTCAGTAAATCACCAATGGTACGTTCTGCTTCATTCAATCCACTGCCTCCAATTTCCGCTGTGGCCTAAGCAGTGACCAATGATCACGCCGAAGGCACCACCAATTAGTAAATATTCAATCATTATTTGCCCTTCTCTCTAAGTGACCTTGAAATCTCTGGGAACCATTTGTCTAAGAAGTCGAGCCATGGTTTCGGATGAAACAGATACCCCTTTTTGCCAGGCGGTGGATATGAAACCACGGTATCTTGCAAGAACTTGTGGAAGCGTGGGACGTTCAAGATATTGTTAACTACCCACGTGTTGTTATGTCCTTCGACATAGCTTGCTGCGGTAGTTAGCGTCCACATGCCTCGTGCTGCTAGCTTGCGTTTGAGTTCTTGGTTCTCCTTGATCATCTTTGTCAGTTCTTCTTCATCGACCGCTAAATACTTTTTGCTTGAAATCTGATCATCTTCAACAACCTGCAACAGTGGCATGGCATTTCCTCCTTTCTTTTGGCCTCCCCTTGACAGATAATCAGGTTATCTGGTGATGGAAGGAGGTGATTAATATGAGCGAAGAAATTAAAATCGATCCAGAAAAGTTTGCCTTAGCCAGTCTTGTAAGCTGCCCTTCTAATCTTTCCGAGAAGGATAAATTGGCTTCATACAAGACGGCTTATTTGCTTGCCAAAGAGCTTGTAGACTCTCAAAAAGCAAAAGCTGATGCAACATACAAGAAGCAAATAGAATCAGGAGAGTTTGGATTCTAACGCCCAATGAGTGACAAAGCGGTTTTCAGAGCTGCTTCTTTTTGATCGAGCGACAATTCGCTCATGCTAGCGATTAAGCTCAGTGCTATTTGTGCAAGCATCTCTTGTTCATAAGGTGCTTGCTTTTTTTCGTTGCGTTCGTTCATACTGCCATCCCCTTTTGTAGAAACTTATTGATAAAATACTGCTGGCCTTTGCCGGTTACCTTGGTAGTCTTGGTGATCCGCACGCTGCCGTCCGGGTTCTGGAATGTACGTTCCTTGATGTCGAACAGCTCCAAGTCCATCGCGCGTTGCGTTGGCATGTTTCGCCGGTCACCCTTGCCAATCAGATAGCCGTGATCTCGCAGCCAACCGAATAGCCTATTCTGGCCAATATCCACACCGTTCTGGCGGATGAGCTTGGCTAAGTCACCGATGAGAATGCTCGTATGGCTTGTGGCTACCGCGTCTGCAAACAACGCTTTAGGCTTCATTGTTTCGTTATCAGCCGTAAGTGCCGCTGTTTTGGCTTGTTCGTCCTTTAGTTTCGTTGCCAGATTGATAATGAAGTCTGGGTTATAGATGGCCTTCTCAATCGTTTCAGGCGTCATGTAGGCACCATGCTTGCGGATTGATGGAAGAACTTCTGCTGCTACCCAATCTGTAAATTCATCTGCGTTTGGCATGCCTGACTTGAACACGAGCTTGTAGAGGCCTGCCTCTGAGACGATAACAAATTCTTGCTTGCCACCGGGGGTCATCAATTTGGTGACCCCTTTGAATTTATCTGGAACATATTTGTTGACTGCGTTCGCTGGCTTGCTATATCCCAGTAATTCTGCAATGTCCTTGCCGACAAACATTGGCTCATTGTCAACCACTACAGTTCGTACTTGACGACCTTTAAAATCAAAATGCTGTAATTGGTTCATACTGTCATCTCCTTACGTTCTTTATTGGGAACGTTATCCGTAAAAAAAAGATCCAGTTGATTGGCGCCGTATCCCAAAATGCTTGCCATTTTTACTAATTCGGTAGCGCTAATTGTTGTAATACCGTTCTCACGCTTAGCGTACGAAGAGCGGGTATGCCATCCCATAGCTTTCGCCATTTCATCTTGGTTCATTCCTTTTGCGATACGTTCAGCGCGAAGACGCTTTAAATTTAGTGTCATTGGATTGCCTCCTTTCGTTTCCTTTTGGGAACATCTAAAGAATATCATCAGCGTTCCCATGTGTCAACGATTATTTCAAAAAAATATTCAGATATTGTTTTTTAGTGTACCTATTGTGCACAATCGGGAACGGTGTTAAAATCATTCTTGAGGTGAGATACATGAAAACAAATGATGAAATAATCAAGACTTTGAATGATCTTCGCAACCGTGAAGGAATTTCAATCAGTGAACTAGCACGCCGTGTTGGCATGGCAAAATCGTCTGTGTCTCGCTACTTCAATGGAACTCGTGAGTTTCCATTAAACTATGTTGATAAATTTGCAAGTGCTTTACACACAACTCCGGAAAGCCTAATAGGAGTTTATCCTGTAGATCCTTTTAAAGTCAAAAAACTAAATGTTCACTCTTATCCATACATTCCCGCTGAGATATCGGCTGGAATCTTGTGCAATGTCGATCCGCTAACTTCCGATGACGTTGAGACGATTCAACTGCCAGATAGTGTTATGGGAAGATATGCCGGAGACAGTAGCATATTGATGATGCATATAAACGGCGAATCAATGAACCAAACAATTCCTGATGGCTCTTTAATAGCAGTCAAACAGTACAACGACATTCAAGACCTTAAAGACGGCGACATAGTTGTCTTTGCAGATGATGGTGACTACGCTGTCAAATATTTCTATAATGATCGTCAAAAACAGATTGTGACCTTTATTCCAGATTCCACCGACAAAAGATTTAGTCCTATCATGTATACATATGAAGACCTTGAAGAAGAGAACATCAAGATCATTGGCAAAGTAGTCGTATACACAGTCGTTTTATAAAAAATAATCTTACGTCCAAACCCTGATCGACGTTAAAAGCTGAATTTTTTGGAGGGGAATAATGAAACTACTTATCTTAATTGCCTTTTTGGGATCGCTCCTATTGGCTGCAATATTTGGCACATTGTCTATAGTTCAAAGAAAGGATCCGAGAAAACTAAAGCGGAACCTTATTATTACCGCATTGTCGGCGGTAGCATTTATTGCAATCTTTTTTTGGATTGGCACCTACTCGGGAGAAAGCAAGAGGTCAGCTGCGTCTAGTTCGTCTTCAAAAGCTGAATCGTCAAAGGTCGAGTCGTCACAAGATGATGATGACAGTTACGAAGACACTGATAGCGATGACTCTGATGATGAAGAATCATCAAGCACAGAAACATTCAACGCAGCTGACTACAACACTGGGATCACTTATGAACAGTTGGCACGGACTCCAGACGACTACAAGGGCAAGAACATCACTTTAACGGGCGAAGTTATTCAAGTCGTTGAGGGTGACGATGAAACTGATTTGCGTGTTGCAGTTGATGGTAATTATGACAATGTAATTATGGTCGGTTATGATCCAGATATTATGAACGGCTCTCGCATTCTAGAAAATGACAAGATCACCTTCTATGCTGAAAGCTTGGGTACCACCACTTACAAATCTACCATGGGTGGCAAAATCACAGTTCCATTGGCTTTGGCCAAGAAGATTGATGACGCCGGAACTGCTCCCGACGACTATGGTGATTAGTCCCTTCCCCCACACAAGCGGTGTCCCCATGCAAGCCGGAGAGTGGGGCTTGTACCACATACCAAGTAAAGGATGTGAGTCATCATGCTAAAAAAGATAGTTGCCATCTTACTTATTGTTTTGTTGGCTGGCGCAACAACCGCTTGCGATGATGACACCGGTCATGATGAAAACGTTGAAATATTTAACTGAGTGCGAACTGGATACAAAAAAGCCCCGGCCGCTGTGGTCGAGGAACAGTTGTTTCTGTCAAACGTAACTACTGTCGCAATCTGGCTGTTTTTATAGCATCTGGTGTTAGCTGAATCCAGTGAATATATTCACCATCTGAAAGATCAACAAGGGCCTTACCAGACAAAAGTGCAGCAACCTCGTTTGGCCCAATATTGGGCTTACTTGAAAACATGCCATACATGCCCGATGCTTCGTCGATATCCCATACTTCGTCTTTTTCGTCAACGATATATATGCCATTTTCCATTTGGAGAACCTCCTTTATCATGATTACGGTTCACCTAATTTCTTTTTTCATGAATTTCATTCACTTAATTATATCACGAAAAGCGCCTACTTCTTCAAAACATTAAAGAAGCCACACAGATTGTAGGAGGTAAAACCTATGAAGCCAGTTACAGTAAGATCTTATAAGTTTGGCGAAAAAACCTGGAAAAATTTTGAAGGAGAACCGATCAAAAAATATGAGCACTCAGTTCTCCTAGACATTTCAAACACCGAAGTCTTTAGTGATAAAGAAAAAACAGAACTGAATTACAAGATCGTTGTCCCCTTTTCTAGAATTAGAGAGAAACGATTAATCAAAGATATTCCACTCAGTAACGTAAACGAGGCGCTTAACAAGAAAAAAGCAAGTAGGAGAAAGTAACGACAAAAAGCGCCTACCCAAGCGAATGGGTAGACGCCTAACAGAACGTGACTGCATGGTTAGGTGCAATAGCACCCGTCTGTATTGTAGCACAAGGAGGTGTAAATGTGGCCAGTATTAGTAAACGTGGCAAAAAATGGCAATATCGTGTCTCTTACAAGGATAATGATGGAACACGCAAGTATGTCAACAAAGGCGGCTTCCCCTCAAAAAAAGCTGCTGATATAGCGGCAACCGAAGTCGAACGTCAGCATAATCGCGGTGCAAATTTGGATCTTAACAAGATAACGTTAATCGACTACTGGGACAAATGGATTGAGCTGTACAAATCTGGTAAGCATTCTCGTATCACCGAAGCCCGGTATAAAACAATTCGTAAACAGTTATTAGCCTACTGGGGCGAAAGCCGTGAACTAAAATCAATTTCAAAATCAGACTGGCAGGGATTTATCAATGAGTTTGGCAAAAAAAGGGCTAAAGATACAGTCAGCAAATTGAATGGCTATGTTCGCTCAATGGCTGATTCTGCCGTCGATGACCAAATAATATATACTAACTTCACTCATAACGTTGTCCTCACTGGTAATGAAGGCCAAGCAGGAATCATCAAATATTTGCAAGTAAAGGATTTGCGCAAGCTCGTCAATTACTGCCTAGAATTTGCAGACTACGAGCATATTGCTTACTACATCATCGCAACCGGGGCACTGACCGGAGCTAGGTATTCTGAAGTTCTTGGGCTCACGTGGGATCATGTTGATCTTAAAAAGCGCGTTGTACACATTACCAGAACGTGGGATCACAGATATGGCAGCGGCTTTGCTGCTACTAAGAATAAATCAAGTGTACGTGACATCGACATCACGAGAGAACTTGCAGACTTGCTTTTACGTCTCAAGAAAGAACAGCAAGAGATCTACCTTGCTCAGGGATATCGTGATAGCAAACAACTATTATTTCGCAGCATACGGCATAACATGCTATCGAGCACGGCAATTAATAAGGATCTAAGGACGATCGAGAAGGCTCTAGACATTTCCCCCGCGATTACTTTCCACGGGCTTAGACACACTCACGTTTCCTATTTGATTGCCAATCACGTTGACATTAACTATATTTCAAAAAGACTTGGGCATGCCAATACAATGATCACTCAAAAAGTCTACGCTCATCTTCTTGAAGATCAAAGAAAAGAGCAGGTATCCCAGACGCTACAAGCACTTTCTAGACTTTAG